CCGCTGCGAAGGCGCTTGATGCGCTTGGTTATCCGGAGGGGTCGCCGTTCCGCACCGCTCTGACTGAAACCGGCTTTGGCAACCACCCTGAGATGATTCGCGCGATGGCGAAGGTCGGGGCGATGGTTGGCGAGGATGGTGACTTCGTGCGCGCCGATGCGGCCGTGCAGGTGAAACGGTCGCGGGAGGAAATTCTCTATCCCAACGACGCAAGGAAGGAAGGAGCATAAATTATGGCAACTCTTGGCTCGTCCTACCTCAACCTGATCGACATGTTCAGGGCGGGTGGGGATCCGGCTTCAGCGGAAGTCGTGGAAGTTCTCAGCCGGCTCTCGCCGGTCGTTCGCAATGCATTTACGGTCGAGGCCAACAGCGGCACGACTCATAAGCACTCGATCCGCACCGGCCTGCCCAGTGTGACTTGGGGGCGTCTCTATCAGGGCATCCCGCAGAGCAAGTCGGGCCGCGCGAGCGTGGTGGACACCACGGGCTTCGTGGAAGGTCTCTCCACTGTCGATACCCGCCTGCTCGAAATCTCACCGAACCCGGCTGCGCTGCGCATGCAGGAGGGCGAGTCCTTCCTGGAAGCGATGGTGCAGGAGGCGGAAACCGGCTTCTTCTATCATGACGTCGCGACCACGCCGGAAAAGTTCAAGGGGCTGTTCGCACGCTACAATGCGCTGGGCGGCGGCGGGGCTGGCAACCAGATCGTGGACGGCGGCGGCACGGGATCGGACAACACCTCGATCGCGTTCGTTACGCACAGCGAAAAGGCGACCCATCTGATTCACCCGAAGGGGACGAAGGCGGGTATCCAGCGCGAGGACAAAGGGGAGCAGCGCGTCACTGACGCCAATGGCAACGCCTATTACGTCAAGGAAGAGCTGTTCCGCTGGCACCTCGGCGTGGCGGTTCGCGACTGGCGTTACAATGCACGCATCGCCAACATCGACGTGTCGGACATGAATGCCGGCTCCGTCGATCTCTACAAGCTGATGCGCAAGGCGTTCTACAAGCTTCAGGGCGTCTACGCGACCGCGATGCGCAGCGCAGGCGGACAGCTCAACGAGAATGCCTCCGTCGAAGGCCGGACGGTCATCTACATGAACCGCGGCGTTCTCGAAGCGCTCGACGCCACTGGCACCAATGCGTCGAATGGCGCGCTGATGCTCAAGCCGATGGAGCTGGAGGGCCGCATGGTCCAGTCCTATCGCGGCATCCCGATCGAAGTGACGGATGCCCTCCTCAACACCGAAAGCCGTGTCGTCTAATCGGCTGCGCAAGGAGAAGGTATCATGATCATCGACGCAACCCTGATCTTCAGCGACAGCCAGGCAGTTACGGCGGACGCGGGATCGACCAACAACATCAATATCGGCGCGGCGGGGACGGCCTATGGCCATTCCGCGCCCGTAAAGCGCGACATTGGCATCGGTACGGAAATCCCGCTGTGGATCGCTGTGACGGAGGCCTTTAACAATCTGACCAGCATCACGCTGTCGCTTCAGACCGACGATACGGCGGCTTTCTCGTCGCCCAAGGAGGTGGCGTCGCGCACCTATCCGCTCGCAGACCTGACGCTTGGCGCTCGCCTCAAGTTTCCAGCCGAATTGCCGGAGGGCACCGACGAGCAGTATGTGCGGCTCTACTACGATGTGACCGGCACTGCGCCGACCACTGGCAAGCTGTTCGCGGCCATCGTGGCCGGCGCGCAGAGCAACTGAGGAGTCGGAAGATGACGCAGAAACTGACGGGCTCGAACACCCATCGTGCCACCGAACCGGGTTATGCGCTCGGCCAACTGGTCGAAACTGGCGCCTTCGTCCCCGCTGGAGTGACGATCAGCGAAAATTGGATGGAGAAGGTCAAGGGCGGCACCAACGAGTTGGAGCGCGCAGTCAATGAGGCGCTCGATCCTCAGCCTGGCGATGTGGACCTGACGAAGCTGTCGAAGCCGGCACTGGAGGCGAAGGCGGTGGATCATGGCATCAATCCGGCCAACCTCTCCAAGGACGATCTGATCACGGCCATCAAGGCAGCGATCGACAAGGACCGCACGCAGTAACAGGGGCGGCGGGGGCTTTCACCGGCTCCCGCCATTTCCACCTATGCCCAATATCCCCAACCGCACCGGACAGCCCCTCAAGGTCGAGCAATCCGTTCCCGCGCGCGACTAGGCGTCGATTCAAGCGCCATGGCGGCAGGAATAGACCAACGCCATGGCCGACCAACTCTCCATCTGCAACGAGGCGCTGGCGGAAATCGCGGCGGACCCGATCAACTCCATGGATGAGGATAGTTCAAGCGGCCTCTATTGCCGCACGATCCTGCCGCAGGTCATCAAGGAAATGCTGACGTGGACGGCATTCCCCTTTGCGATAAGGCGCACGGTGCTGGCCTTGCGCCCCAACGACCGCAAGGGAGAATGGCTGTATCGCTATGCGGCCCCGGCTGGCATGACGGAGGCGATCCGGGTTCTCCCTACTGTTGACCAGCAACGAACCGGGTTGCCTGTTGGTGGGCCTTACACCTTCCCGGCTTGGGATGCGCTCGGAGCCCTGCCCTTCGTCACAGCCGATGGGTCGCTCTACACGAATGTTGCTGACGCCATTCTTGAGTATCAGATTGGCGACGTGGATATTGCGACGGTCGATGCTCTAACGGCCCGCGCGCTCTCGCTTGAGCTGGCATCACGCCTCGCATTCCCGATCAAGAAATCACGTGAACTCAAGGGCGACCTGATCCGCCAAGCCGAAATCGCACGTCAGCGCGCCGTTGCCGAGGCCGAGAACCGGATGCCGCGTCAGACGATCGATTATATCAGCCCCGTCGAATATGCGCGGGCAGGGTATATGAACGATGGGCTATAGGATCGTGTCAGATGACATGCGCCCACCGTTCACGGCAACCCGACGCAGTTGGTTCCGAAAGGCGGGTCCAGAAACTGTCATCCATGACCACAGCCATACTGCTATTCAAAGGGCGAGACAATGGCATACCGCTTAGGTTTTCCCAATTTCTCCAAGGGAGAGATTGCGCCCGATCTTGCGGGACGCTTCGACGTGGACGCCTACGGGGCGGCCGCGCGGAAGGCCCGCAACTGCGTCGTCCTCAAATATGGAGGCTTGGAAAAGCGGCCGGGCACGCGCTTTGTCGCTGAGGTGCTGGACCCCGACTATCCCGTTCGCCTAATCCCCTTTCAATTCTCGATTGAGCAAGCCTATGCGCTTGAACTCGGCCAAGGCTACATGCGTGTCGCTGCCATGGGTGGACTGGTCGTGAACCAGCAACTGTTCATATCCGCAATCGCCAATGAGGCGCAGGCAAGAATCACGGCAGCATATCATGGCTACTCGGTCGGGCAGGAAGTCTATCTGAGCGGTATCAATGGCGCGTTGGGCGATCATTTGAATGGCCGCATCGCCAAGGTGACTTCGGTGGTCGATGCCCATAATTTCAAGATCAGCATTGATGCTCGGGACATGCCGGCATTCACCGGCGCGAGCGGTGGCATCGTGCGGATCACGGAGCCGGTCCCCGTGCCCGCCGATCCGCCGGTCCCGCCGCCCGTTTCTCCACCGCCTCCACCTCCTACGGGCGGCGGTGGAGATGGGCGTGATCCCGACAATCCTAATGTGAAGGTGCCTTGATGGGTGTGTCGCGGATCGTGCGCGTGGGGACGCCTTATAATGGCGTTGACCTGGACGAAATAGACTTCGAACAGCAGGCGGATACGATGTATCTCGCCCATCTCGACTATCCCGTCACCAAGCTGACGCGCTCAGCGCATGACGGCTGGGCTTTCTCGACCGTCGCGTTCGGGCCGTCGCTGTCTGCGCCAGGATCATTGTCTGTCACCGCCTATGTGCCAAACACTGATAGCGAGAACGGGGGCAACGCCTATTATCCGCGCGCAGCCCACTACACAGTGACGGCACTCGATGAGAATGGCGTGGAGAGTCGCGCGGATACGCCGGTGCAGGCAATCAATGATCTCGATCTGAAACGCAACTATAACGTGTTCACATGGGGCGCGGTGAGCGGGGCGGATCGCTACAATGTCTACAAGGCGGATAACAGCCAGTTCCTTGGCTTCATCGGCACCACGGCGGCAACATCGTTCACGGACGACAATATTGCGCCGGACCTGACGCGCGCGCCGCCCGAAGCGTATAATCCGTTCGGCGCGGTTGGTGATTATCCATCGACGGTGACATTCTTTGAGCAGCGCCTGTTCCTGGGCCGCAGTCGCAATAGCCCCAATGCCATATGGGGTAGCCGGTCGGCAGAGTTTGAGAATTTCGACCAGGCCACGCCTTTGCGCGCAGATGACAGCATCGCGCTTGCTGCGAACGCAGGGCGGGTGAACGCCATCAATCAGCTCGTCTCCACCACAAGCTTGCTCGCCCTCACATCGGACAGCCTGTTCATTGTCGATAGCAGCGAGGCCGGGGGCTATCTGACAGCCTCACCTCCCGCGACTGTCCGCCGTCAGATCGGTCGCGGATCGTCCCGCCTGTCGCCGCTGGTTGTCGATAATGTGGTCTTTTACCAGCCGTCGGTCGGTGCGGGCGTGCGCGCCCTCAACTACAAGTTCGAAGTGGACAGCCTCACGTCTGACGATGTGTCGATCTTCTCGCCACATTTCTTCGCGGGCATGTCGATCGTGTCCTGGTGCTTCTCTCAGGAACCGCGCTCGGTCATTTGGGCGGTGCGCGACGATGGCAAGCTGCTATGCTTCACCTGGGAGCAAGCGCAACAGGTATGGGGCTGGACGCTTTGCGAAACCGATGGCTTCGTCTTGTCCTGCTGCTCGATCCCTGAGAATGGCGAGGATCGTGTGTATCTGGTCGTTCGCCGAACGATCGCTGGCATCGAAAGGACGTTCGTTGAGCGCCTTGCCTCGCATCTGTGGGATGATGTGGAGGATTGCTGTTATCTGGACTGCGCAGTCTCCTATTCCTACACGAGTCCTCGCAGCACCTTCTACAACCTCTGGCATCTGGAGGGGCATAGCGTTTGGGCATTGGCTGACGGCAATGTCGTGAAAGACCTCACCGTTTCCGATGGCAAGATAACCATGCCGTCTGCGGTCGGGGCTGTTTCCAAGCTCACGATCGGCCTTCCATATGACGTGGACATTCAGACGATGCCGGTCATGTTCAACGGCCCACTCGGGAGCAATGCGGGGCGGAAGCAGCAGGCCGGCGAAGTCGTCGTTCACCTTCGCCGTAGTCGCGCGGTCAGGGTGGGGTCGGGCAAGGTCGATGGGTCAGAGGGCAAGACATACCCGATCAAGCCGCGAACGAGCGAGGCGTGGGGCGCTCCAGATAGCTTGATGGATGGCAAATATCTGGTCGATGTGCCCAACGTCGTGGCCGGCGAAGTGTCTGTTTATGTGAAGCAGTCCGACCCTCTGCCCCTTACCCTGCTGGCGGTTTATCTCGATCCTGTCGTAGGGCAATGAGCGTCGAAGTCGTCGCGTCCAGGGTGACGCATATCGGCCCGATCGCGTCCCGCATTCGCGCCATTGATCGTGTTGAGTGCGAGGCTATGGGGCATAGCCCGAAACAGGCATTGCGCAACGGGTTTCTTCTTTCGGATCGGTGCTGGACGGCGCTCGTTGATGGCCGCCCGGAAGCGATGTTCGGGGCTGTCACAACGTCCGCTATCAACCGCACGGCGACCGTCTGGTTTCTCGGGACGGATGAAGTCTATCGCCATGGCAGGGCGCTTCTTTCGATGGGGCCGGGATTGCTGCGCGAGGCCGTCGATTCAAGCTTTCTGGCCAGCAACCTAGTTTCCAGCGCGAACGGGAAGGCGATCAGGCTCTTGGCGCGCTGGGGCTTCACCGTCGAGCCTGAGGAGCATGTCGTGCGCGGTGTCCCCTTCCGCTATTTCTGGATGAAGCGCTGATGTGTGCGCCACCGGTTATTGCCGCTGCCGCTGCCGCTGTGACTGCCGTTGGCACGGTATATGGCGGGCTGGCTGCGCAAGCCCAAGGGAAATATGAGCAGCGCGTAGCCGAGCAAAACGCCAGACTGGCAGGCGAGGCGGCGCGGCGCGAACAGGACAATACCCGCGACGCGGCGCTGGCGCATTATCGCAAGGTCGCTCAGCTTGAGGGCCAGCAGCGCGTCGCCATGGCGGCCGGTGGACTGGACGTGAATTTCGGCAATGCCGCCGATCTGACTGCCGACACGCATATGCTCGCGCAGGAGGATGCCCGGCGCATCTATGAGCAGGGTGCGGAGAATGTCCGCGGCTATAATATCGAGGGCATGAATTACCAGTCGCAGGGACGGGCTGCTCGGTCCCGTGGCAATGCGGCTTTCGTCGGAAGTTTGTTCAGTGCAGCGGGAACGGCGCTGGGAGGTGCAAGCCAGTATTCTTCCCTGAAGGCGAAAATGGGCTGATCAGGCCATCACAAGCCATGCGCCCATCAAAAAGGCGAATCCAATACACCACGCAACCAGCATTTTCTGAGCCCTTGCCTCTTTTCTGTTCCACTTACTCATCTTTACTGAGCCGGGAACTGCGTCATCGGGTCGCGGGCCGTTATTCGCAGCCGATAGGGCCGGCAGGCCCAATGCAATGTAAATCGTAATGATGATGCCCCAAACGACCCCTGCATCCATGCGCCCCTCCCGTCGATTCAAGCTGCTCCTGCCATTGGATAGCTACGCTTTGCACAGGAAAGAGGCAAGCGAGTGCCCCGCATCCAGACATATGGCTCTCCCCAGGTCGGCCCGGTCCAGACTACCGGCGCCCGCTTTCGTGCCGCTGACAATGGTGGCGGCGTTGCTGGCGCGATCGGTCAGGGCTTGCAGCAGATTGGCGGCGCGGCCGCGGATTATGCCGTGGCGCAGGATCGCATCAATGACGATCTGGCGCGCACGAACGCCGATGCGCTGTATCTGAACGCAGCGACAGCCGCGTCGCAGGCGCTCGCAACCTACAAGACGAAGGTGGGGAAAGAGGCGCTGGACGCCCGCCCCGCCACCGACAAGGCGTTGCAGGATGCGATCGGGCAATCCCTCGCGGGTGCCGATCCGCGGACCAAGCGCTATCTTGAACCGCAGTTGCGCCGGCTTCAGGTCCAGACCGGCAATGACATCGCCGGGCACGCGGTCGGCGCCCTCCGCATGTTCGAACAGGAAACAGGCAAGGCGAAGTTCGCCAATCTGGTCGAGACGGCCGTTGCCTCCGACGATCCCGCGCAGCGTGCGGATTTCATCAGCCAGGCACGGGCGCAGGCCCGGCAGAATGCCATCATGGCGGGGCTGGGCGGCGATGAAATCCTGACTAAGGTGGAGCGCGATGCGGAGAGTTCTGCCCATAGCGCGATCGTCAACCGCTACATCGCCGACAAGGATTACGATATGGCCGACGCCTATTTCAAGGCGAACGCCGGCAAGATGACGGCGGCGGATGAGGCGGGCATTTCCGCCGATCTGGCCGCGCCGATGCAAAAGCGGTGGGCGGCGCAGACCGTCGATGCGCTGATGGCGCTGCCCCCAATTCAGGGCGAACCGGGAAAGGGTGTTTCGGGAACGCCCGTGTCCAACGGTGGGGAGGTGATCAAGGGGCTGTTCCCGCAGGCGCGC